CTAGAGAAGTAAAACTTAGTAAGATAAAGATTAAGTTTGGTTCTGGTTCTGCTGGTAATAGAGGTGTAAAAAATAGAGGTAATCTATTTGAAAATACTTTTGCAAATGCTGTAAGAGAAAAGTGGAACGATAGTGGTTATGTAAATGCTGACGGTGCCATGGAAAAGGCAGTAGAAGCTTTAACAAAATTACATAAATTAGATAAGTTAAAACATCTAATAGTAAAAGAAGAAGGTGCTCAGAATACAAAGAGACCTTTGATATTTTCACCAGGTCCATATATCTCATCACCTACAGGTAGTTTAGATATAGGTAGAGCAGTTACAGACTTAACTCTACATGAGGCTAAAAGAGAGGTAGATGTTAATCTTGGTAATAAAATAGCATATCTAAGTTTGAAATTGGGTGGTACAACTACATTCTTTAACGTAGGTGTAAAAACTATATTAACTAAACCAGAGATACAATCTGGTACGGTAAAAAATAAAGATGGTTTAAAGTTACTTAATATGTTTGGTGTTGATAATAAAACTTTTTGTAAGATATTCAATGGTAAACTAAAGAAAGGTGTTATGACAAACACTTTCTCTAAGGCAAACAAGACATTCTTAGAAACGTTTTTGAAATCAGGTATAGGTTACGGATTTACTGTAGTACATAAATTAAGTAACGGTATAAAAGTATTTAAAATAGATAAGGGATATATGAACACAGCTGCCAGACCACAATCATTGATTATATATTATGGTGGTAAGACAGGTACAGGTAAGAGAATTGATATGGAGATTAGAACACCAAAGTATCTTCTTAAACTGAATATACGAGATACGCAAGGTACAGATGGCTATCCGACAAGAATTATGGGTGATTTCACTTATGTATAGTTATAAATAGTATTGTATGATTTGTTAATGGGTTATTGAATATTATATAAATGGATAAATTGGAGAACAAATGTTTAGCTTTAAAGGCTTCTTTACAAAAGAAAAGAATACACACTTAGAACACTTAGAAGACGATATAATTAATCGTGGTTCTGCTGGTGGTGTAAACGCAATTAACTTTTTAAATTCTGTAAGAAATATGCTAGCAAGTAGCTCTGGCAAAAAAGTTAATATGTCAGTTAAATGGGACGGTGCACCAGCAATTATATGTGGTGTTAATCCTGAAAACGGCAAATTCTTTGTCGGTACTAAATCAGTATTCAATAAAACTCCAAAAATCAATTACACACCTGGCGACATTAGACGAAATCATAGTGGTCCTGTTGCAGATAAATTAAATGTGTGTTTAAAAGAATTAAGAAGATTAAATATAAAAAGTATATTACAAGGTGATCTTTTATTTACTAGAGGTGATTTAAAAGTAGATACTATCGACAATGAATCTATGATTACCTTTACACCTAATACTATTACATATGCAGTACCTCAAAATAGTGGTATCGGTAAGAGAGTTGCAAGAGCCAAGTTAGGAATTGTATTTCATACATCATACTCTGGTAAAACTATGAAAGATTTAAAAGCAGGTTTTGGTACTGTATCAGGTAAGTCTTCATCTTCAAACGTATTTTTGGCAGACGCAGCTTATAAAGATACTTCAGGTATGTCAACTTTTAGTGCAGGTGAATTAAATACATTTGACGCTAAGATAAGAATGGCTCAAGGTTCTTTATCAAAAGCAAAACCTATTTTAGATTTAATGAGTAAGAATATATCTGATCCTTTATCTATTGGTTTTAGATTAAAAACTTTCTTCAATCATTATATTAGAAATTCAAAAACCGATATGGGTAAAGTAAAACAAATGGTAGAGATGTTTGGTGATTATTATGTAAATATTTTAAAAGCAGAAATAGATAGTAGAAAAACACCTGCTGGTAAGAAAAAGTTTGAAGACGCCCTAAAGAAAAATAAAAAGTTTATAGACAGAAATAAAAGTGCATTATACTTTGCTATTGCAAGTCATATAACATTAGCTAATGCAAAGAATTATTTGATGTCTAAGTTGGCACAAGTACAAAACATTGGTCACTTTTTACGAACACCTAATGGTTACAAAGTAACAGCACCTGAGGGTTATGTTGCAGTTGACAGAGTTGCAGGTGCAGTAAAACTAGTTGATAGATTAGAATTTAGTAGAGCAAACTTTACAGCTGAAAAAGATTGGGTAAAAGGTTAATGAAAAGTTTTAAATATTTCATAGAGGCAATAAATAATCCTAGAATAATTATGATAGGTGGTCCAGGTTCTGGTAAATCTACCTATTCAGAAATTATATCTAAGAAGTTAAGTATACCTCACGTTTATACAGGTGATATGATGAGAGAACTGGCAAAACAAGATACGCCAGATGGTAAGAAAGTAAAAGACTTATTATCAAAAGGTGAGTTTGCACCAACACCTATAGTTATTGACGCTGTAAAAGAAAGATTACAAAAACCAGACGCAGAGTCAGGTTATATATTTGATGGTTTTCCTAGAAGTGTTGAACAGGCAAATAAAATGAAAGACGCAAATATAGAGTATAGTCATATTATTAATCTTGTTGTATCAGAGGAAGAAGTTATAAAAAGATTAACAGCAAGAGGAAGAGCTGATGATAAACCAGAAATTATAAAGAATAGATTAAAAGTATATCATAGAGAAACAGCACCTCTATTAGACTATTACAAAGATGAAATTATTAATATTAAGGCAGAGGGTAATACACCTGAAGCCATAGCAAACGATATAATTAAAAAGGTACAATGAAATACAGACAATTAATGGCAGTATTACAAGAAGGTGTTTACGATAAAAACATCTTAAAGGCTTTCTTTTTAGCAGGTGGTCCTGGTTCAGGTAAATCATTTGTAACAAGAAGTGCATTTGCTGGTGCTGGTTTAAAATTAATTGATAGTGATAGAATATTTACAAGAAATTTAGAAAAGGCAAATCTATCTCCTAAAATGCCAGATGAAGAAGGTTACTTTAGAGATATTATAAGAAATAGAGCAAAGATAACAACACAATCACAATTAGCTACTTATATAGAGGGTAGATTAGGAATGATTGTTGACGGTACTGGTAGAGATTTTGACCAAATGAATAGACAAGTAACACATTTAAAAAGTATGGGATATGATTGTTATATGATATTTGTAAATACTAGTTTGCCTGTTGCATTGGAAAGAAATGCAAAAAGAGATAGAGTTGTACCTGAATATATTGCAACAAAGAATTGGAATACCGTTCAAAGAAATACTGGTAAGTTTCAAAACTTATTTGGTATGAGTAATTTTTTTATTATAGATAACAATAAGAGTGATAAAGAGTTACAGACACTAACACTCAGCAAAGCTGCTTCTATTGTAAATAAAATGTTATCACAACCAGTTAGAAACTACATAGGTAAAACATGGATAGCAAAAGAGATGTTAGCTAGGAGAAGAAAATGATACCCATAATTAAAAATTTTAAAGAGTTTAACGAAAGTATCATTGATATTCCTAGAAGAACTTATGCACCAAGTGTATTTGATGAAGCAGATACTAAAGACCCTAAAATAAAAGATAGTGTAAAGAAACAAATAGCAGATCAGTTAAAAGAATTTGAAACTGAATATCCTATATTACAAACATCTTTAATTGGTTCTATTTTAACAAAGAGATATAGAAATGACGCAGACTTGGACATCAACGTATTGTTTGATGTACCTGCTGATAAACAAGAAGATGAGAGAACAAGATTATCTAAAAAGTATTTGTCTGCTAAAAATTCAGATAACATACAAGGTAAATTAATACCTGGCTCTAAACACCCTATTAACTATTATTTCATTACTGACAAAGAAACATACGAAGACCAAAATAAAAAGGCTGACGCTGTGTTTGATATTGATAAAAATAAGTTTGTAAAAAGACCTGAAGATTTTGTATTTGATCCAGAAATATATGTAAAAGACTTTGAGAAGAAAGTACAAGAGTTAGATATAATAAAGGGTGAACTAAAAAGAGATATTATAGATTACAGAGAATTGGAAGAACTATCTCCTAATGATGTATTAAATCTACAAGATAAAATTAACGATAAGTTAGAAGAGATAGAAGATAGTATTGAACAAATTGTAAAAGTTGGTGATGGTGTTGATACAGATAGAAGAGCTGCATTTGATACAGATATGTCCCCAGATCAGATACAAAAGTTTGGTGTAAAAAATAGATTACCTAAAAACGTGGTGTATAAGATGTTAGAAAAATACCACTATTTAAAATTCTATAAGAAATGTCAAAAGATTTTAGATGATGGTAAAGTAACACCAGATGAAATAGATGATTTAGAAATGCACGAAGCAAAAGGTAAGTCGGTTGCATTTGCATTTGGTAGATTTAATCCACCTACAATCGGACATGAGAAACTAATTAACAAAGTTAAATCATTACCTACAAATGATTACAAAATATATTTAAGTAGAAGTGAAGACCCTAAAAAGAATCCATTATCTCCTAGAGATAAATTATCTATAATGAGAAAAATGTTTCCTAGTCATGCTAAAAACATTGAAATTAACCAGACAAATATGGTACTTGATATAGCTACAATGTTATACAAAAAAGGTTATACAGACTTGACTATGGTTGCTGGTTCTGATAGATTAAAAGAATTCGAAACTATATTAAAAAAATATAATGGCGTATCATCAAGGCATGGTATGTACAAGTTTGATAATATAAAAGTAGTTTCTGCTGGCGAAAGAGATCCGGATGCCGAAGGTGCTTCTGGTATGTCAGCAAGTAAAATGAGAGCTGCGGCTGCCAAAGGTGATATCAAAAATTTTGAAAAAGGTTTACCAAGAGGTGTTAACGCAGATAGTATAATGAAACAAGTAAGAAGAGGTATGAGGTTGGCTGCTAATTACACATATGTACAGAATGCCAGACCAATTGCTAGCCTTGAACAATTTGAACAAAAACAAATTAGAGACCTTTACATAAGAGAAATGATATTTAATATTGGCGATAAAGTTGATTATGTCAAAGAAGATTTTAAAGGTACGGTGGTAAGACGTGGTACAAACTATGTCGTACTAGAAGATAACGATAACAATTTACACAAATGTTGGATATGGGATTGTATTCCTGTTCCGGCGGATAGAGAGGTGCAAGTGAGAGAATATAATTTAGATGTAGATTATGGATTTCAAGCTGTGTCGAAAGAAGATTTAGACGCTCAGCCACAAGATAAAGATGTGAAGAGTAAAAAAGGAACACAACCTAAAAAGTATTACAAAGACTTAGATAAAGGTACGAAAAACAAGAGAGCAAATCACTTTAAGAATAGAGATACTACAAAGAATGATAATAGTCCGGCTCCAGGTGATAAAGACGCTAAGACTAAACCAAGTATTCACACACAAAAATACAAAAAGATGTTTGGTGAAGTAAAGAAAGATTTACAAGACGCTTGTTGGACAGGTTATAAACAAGTAGGTATGAAGAACAAGGGTGGTAAACAAGTACCTAATTGTGTACCAGAGAGTATGAGTATTGAAGACGCTAAAAAGGTAGAGGGTTATGTGCCTGAAGCATACGAAATAGGCGCTGACTATGCAAATCACACAAAAGAGGTTACCCCAGGTCAAACTCCTGACGCAAAACCTATTGACGCAAAAGACAAACACAAAGAAAAAATTAGTGTGAAAGATGTAAATGAATGGTCAACACAAGAGTCCACAATAGATAAATATAAGCAACGATATAAAGAAGAATGGTCTACAAAGTTAAAAGAAGTTGTAGCTAAGATGATGGAAAAATTATAATGTTGAGTTTTGCAGATTATAAAGATAAGATTAGTAAGAGTGTTCACTATCATATAGATAATAATATACCTTTTGCTGAGAATATCTATAGATTACATAGTGAAGAGTTTTATGCCTTGTTTAGAGAAGCTAGAGTATTATATAATGAGAGTTTATTAACAGAGTTGACTAGTTGGGATAAACAATTAATCGAAACAGATATCGGTGAGTTTGGTAAATTTGAAGGTGAAGATGTACCTTTAGATATGCCAATACAAGAAGAGGACCAAAAAGATCCTGAACTAAATAAACCTAAAAAGGGTGGTCCTAAAAAGTTTTATGTATTTGTCCGTGATGGTGACAAAATTAAAAAAGTTACTTGGGGCGATACAACAGGTCTTAGAGTCAAGTTAAATGACAAAGGGGCTAGAAAAAGTTTTGCTGCTAGACACAGATGTGACCAGCAAAAAGATAGAACAAAGGCTGCATATTGGGCTTGCAATTTACCTAGATATGCAAAAAGTTTAGGTCTATCGGGTGGTGGAAACTTTTATTGGTAATGAAACCATACGAAGATCAATTGAATTTGTTTGACGATTCATTTGTAAGAACTTTTGATAATGTACAAAGTGGTGAGTTAGTTTGGCATAGAGATAAGAAAGACCGAACTGTGAAAGTTATTAGAAGTGATAATTGGAAAATACAATTTGATAATGAATTGCCAAATATTATGGATAACGGTGATACAATTAAAATTAAAAAAGAAGTTTATCATAGATTACATAAAGGAAATGGTAAACTCATACTGGAGATAAAAGAAAATGAGTAGATACAGACAAACAATGTCAGAATCGCTAAGTAAAGTTAGAGGTCTTAGTGAGAAGAATGACCATGAAATATCTATGGCTCGTAGTGAGTTAGAAGCTATTTCAGATAAAGCACTAAAACTTTCCTCAATGTTACAAGGTAAATCAGATAGTGACCAATTAGAAGCATGGGTACAATCAAAAATTACAAAAGCAAAAGATTATATTAATTCAGTTTCAGATTACATGGAATATACTCCAGATATGGCCATGGAAAAATTTGATATGAAACAATATAAAAGAAATGAAGATGAAAACGAACATTCTTTAAATGCTTTAGAACTAGTAAAAATGTTTGGTACGCCAGCAGAGAAAAACCAAATGCAAGGCATTTATAATGCTCATATGAAAAGAGGTCATATTACACCTGTCGATCTTAGACAAAGAGATAAATTAAATTCAAAGTATTACTCTAAACTAAAAGAAGATGTTGATTTAAATGAGTTTGGTTTAGAAGGTACAATAACAGATAAACAATTACAAAATTTAAAAAAGGTATGGTCTAAAAAGACTATGAGAGATGTAACACCTGGTATAAAAGCGATGTTAAAAAAATTAGACGCTCCAACTAGAGCTGCAATTGCACACGCTAATATTAATGTTATATCTAAGATAGTACCTGAAGAGGTAGAACTAGAAGAATTTAACGATGCTCAAGTAGCAGTATTAAAGAAGTCATATGCTGATATGAAAGGCAAAAGAATTTCATTAGCAAATGCAGATAAACTTAGAGGTATATTTAATAAGTTTGATGGTAATACTAGTGCCTTAGAAAAATTAGTTAAAGCAGATATACCTTTTGTATCTGATATGGCAATTAGTAGATTGATTTCAAAACATGGTTATAAGGCAGATAAGTTAAAACAATTAAGAGCTGGTTATAATGAAGACTTTACATTTGATTTAGAAAGTTTAACTGAACAAGAAGATGATACCTCAAAAGATAAAGAGATCATTAGTAAAGAACAAGAAATCTCTGCTCTAAAATCTAAACTAGAATTAGAGAAACAAAAATCAGTACAAAAACAAACTCAAAGTCAAATAAATCCTGAAACAGGTGAACCATTATTAAAGATTGGTGTTGCATACAAACATCTAAAAGATAAAATGGCAAAAGAAAAAGGTAAAAAAGTTGAAGAAATGGCCAAAGATGACGCTTACGCTATAGGTATGGCACAAGCTAAAAAGGTGATGAATGATGAGCCACCTTTACAAAAGAAAACAATTAAAAAGGGCCATGAAATTGCAGATAAGATTTTAAAGAAAGAAGAAACTATAAAAGAATATAAAAAAATGACAGTTACTTTTAAATCTATGGCTGATATGTCAAAGGCCTCAACTGATTTAGCAAAACAAGGTTTTACTATTAATGCAAAAGGTATGGTAATGAAAGTAGATGGTAAAGGTGATGACCTTAACAAGTATGGTACAGACTTACAAAACTTTTATAAAGCAAAAGTAGTTGCTGAAGGATTTACTTCACAACAAATTAAAATGGCATATGGTGTTGCAAACGATAAAAGATACAAAGGTGGTAATTACTCAGGTGCTGTTAAGGCAATTGAGAAGATTGCAAAAGGTTTATCAAATCATCCAGATGTTCAAAAAGTTTTAAAGAGAACAAATGAAAATACTAATCATCCAGCAAAAGCTGTATATGAACAAATCAAAGGTTTAAAAAATAAATCTGAGAAATCAGGAATGCCTTACGGCATTTTAAAAAAAGTTTACGATAGAGGCATGGCAGCCTGGAGAGGTGGTCATAGACCAGGTACAACTCAACAGCAATGGGCATTTGCTCGTGTCAACTCTTTCGTTACAAAATCCTCAGGAACATGGGGTGGCGCTGACAAAGACTTAGCGAAACAAGTTAAAGGGAGTAAATAAATGAAATACTTAAAAAGTAAACCAGGTAGTATTGAAGAGATTATCGCTAATCAAACTAATAAGTTTAGAGAAGATTCAGGCTACCAAGCAATGTTTAAAAAAGAATTAGAAAAAGCTGGTAAAGGTATCGGTGCAATGTCACCTACTGAAAAGAAAGCATTTTTTAATAAGATCGATTCAAAATATAGTGCAAAGAGTGAGGCAAAAGTAGATGAGTTAACAAGTGCTCAAAAGAAATTGCCACCAGCATTACAAAAAGCAATTAAAGACAAAGAACAAAAAGAAGACCTAGATAACAAAGATAAACCTACTGTTAAAGATGTTGCTAATCAATTGAAGAAGGCCGTAAAAGCACATGGTCAACAATCAAAAGATTTAGAAAAAGCATTGAAGTCTGAAGATTTAGAAGAAGGTAAAATGTCGCAGATAAATCAAATGCAAAAAGATGGTAAATCTGCTGAAGAGATTGCTAAGTTGATGAAACTACCAGTAGATACAGTAAAAAGTATTTTAGGCGAAACTCACACATACAAAACTATGAAAATGAACCAGAAGCAAAAAGACGCTAAAGGTGAAGAAGAACCACAAAAGATAAAAGAAAAATCTTTTGCTGAGGTAATAGCTAAAATGTGGCAGAAATCAGCTGAAGAGATTGAAGAAGTCAAAGAGAAATCTAAGTATCTGAAGGCTAAATCAGATGTATCAAAAACTATGGTCGACACGGAAAAGACTAAAGTTGATACAAAACCTGAAGTATCCTACGACAAATAGTGCGACACAATGACACATTGCTTCTTGTGAGGTAATGTGTTATAGTATACCTATAAAAAGGAAAACACTATGAATAAATTACCAAGAATATACTTAGATATGGACGGTGTTCTTTTCGACTTTGTTAAGAACATAGAACAAACTACCGGTCTAAGTATAAATCAATGGACAAACTTAGGTAGAAAAGAACGTTGGGATCCGATCATAGCTAGAAAAGAGTTTTGGTCAAAAGGCCCTTGGTTGAACGAGGGTAAATCACTTTACAACTACGTTAAAAAATTTAAACCACATATTTTAAGTGCATATGTAGAACACGCACATGACCCAAATTGCATTCCAGGTAAGACTAAATGGGCAATGAGAAACACTAATATTGATAGAAGTAGAATTAATTTAGTGATGAGAAGTCAAAAGAAAAACTACGCAAAAGTGGCTGGTGAACCAGCTATCTTAATCGATGATTATGAAAAGAATACCAAAGAGTTTACTGCTAGAGGTGGTATAGGTATTACTTTCAGAAACGCCAATCAAACAATCACAGAGTTGAAAAAACTAGGTTTCTAAGCCTCCTCCTTATAAATAGTCCTGTTATAACAAATTAACAACTTATTAATAAGGAGAAAAGATATGAGTTTATGGGGAGCTACCGACGCTGACGAAAATAAACCTAAGAATCTTACTACTGCCGAGAAGAAAGAAGTATTTGCTTCTGCTTCAGGTTGGGTAAGAGAATCTGGTTCTATTTTATCAGGTAACGGTAATACAAGTGCAACTCCAGAGGTATTAGTTGCTATGAGAAATCTAGCAGTTAAACTAGGAGCTGCAGACATTACAGAAATTGAATGGATTACAACAGCGGCTGATAAATCAGCAGGTTTTACTCTTTCAGCAAGACTAAGATTTAACGAAGCAGTTGATGTAGTAACAACAGGTGGTACACCTACTTTAGCAGTAACTAACGGAAACCAAGGTTCTGGTACAGGTAGAGGTCCACACGCATTAGCATATGCTTCAGGAACAGGTACTAACGAATTAGTATTCTCATTAGCAATTGCAGCCAATAACGCAGCTACAAATGCAGATGATGTATTAGTTTTCGGTGCTAATCCATTAGCATTAAATAGTGGTACTATTAAAGATAAAGGTACAACTACCAACGCAACTATCACAAGTGCGGCTGGTATTGGTACAGCGGCTGGAACTTTAACAGTTGTAGCATAATAACAATTAAATATGGGCGTCCTAATGGACGCCTATATACTATATGAATAAATTGATCTAGGCAAATACCTAGAGTAGCATTCCCGAAAGGGTTAACAGGAGAAAAAAATGGCAGACAAAAAAATCACAGCGTTAACTGATTTAGGTGACGCATTAGCAAGTGCTGACTTGTTTCATGTTGTAGATGATCCATCAGGAACACCAATCAACAAAAAAGTATCAGCAGAAAATGTATTCAACAACATTCCATCGTTTTTAGGTTTAGGTCAAACATCACAAACTTTGACAACTGACGGTTCAACTACATTAGTTGCAGACGTAACTTCAGCAATATCTGAGGTAACTTCTTCAGGTGGTACAGGTACAATTACATTAGCAGACGGTTCTGATGGTCAAATCAAAATGTTTATACACATTGCAGGTACAAACGTGGCGACAATTACACCAGCAAATTTAAGAGGTGGAACTTCAGTAACAATGAATGCTGTAGGTGAAACGGCAACTTTGATGTTTAAAAATTCTAATTGGAATATCATCTCAGTTAACGGTGCAACAATAGTTTAATCATAAGGAAAATATATCATGGCTATAGATAAAGAAACACTAACAAAAGAACGTGAAGTTTTAACAAAAGATTTTGAAGCAATTAGTACACAGATTAAAAATGCTGACGTACAAATTGGTACTATGAAAAGTAATTTAAATGCTGTTCATGGTGCTATACAACAGGTTGATAAACTTTTGGCGATGTTAGATGAAACGAAAGAAAAGAAGGATGCCGCTTTAAAATTGGCAACAAGTTAATGAAAAAATTTAAGTCATACATAGGTGAATTAAACTTAAATGATTTTGAAGAAGACGCTTTAAAAGAAAAGGCGCCTAATACTGCTGACGCTATGAAACGTCATAAAGCAGGTAAGGCTGGTTTTACTGATAAGGCACACTTAAAAGCTAAAGGTCTGATTGCTAGAAGTGATGGTACAAAGCGAAAATCAGACAAGTACAAATAAGAAGAGGAAATTAAATGAAAACATTTAAACAACACATAAAAGAAGGACATGGATATCATGGTGACGCTATGGGTGTTGGAACAGCAGGTAATCAAAACTCTGTTGAAGACAGCTCAATGGGTGCTCATAACATCGATAATCCAGATGTTCTAAAAAGAGTTAATGCTTTCGTTAGTTCAATTTGTGAAAGAGAATTTTTAAAACCTCAGTTTGCAATTGATGAACTAAAAGAAAAATTACAAAGAATAGGTCTAACTGTTTCAGATGTAGTTTTAGAAGGTGATAACGGTAAAGTAAACGCTGAAGTGATACAATTTGGTGGCCGAGTTGGTAAAGATACTGACGGTTCCGATATAAATGATGATGGTATATCTCATAGAAAAGAAGGTGGATTAAAACTTGAAGTCAAGTATGAAACACTGGAAAACGGAACATCTAAGGTCTACGCTAAGTTAGTATAATTAACAAAGCGTAGATTTATGTTCAAGGAGATTACGAAAGACAATTGGTTGTTGTTCGCTCAACATCATTATGATAACCCTACATTAGAGAGGGAGATTGAATTTTATGATGACGTTAAGAGGTTCAAATATCTTAAAAGGCTCTTTCGTAAGTATAAGATAACTGGTAAAATCAAAGTAAGATTATTAATAAATCATTTAATAGTTTTACAGAATGTTTTTGGTGTAGAAGCCGCCTGTACTTTACTTCTATTTAAAATAGATAAAGAATATTGGCCTATGTTAAAAGCAGCTTTAGTTTACTTAGAGTATCTTTATCCACATGAACTAAATGATATTAAAGAAGATATAAACATTAAAGATATGTTGGAGAAATTATAATGGCAAGTAGAGCTATAGACTTATTAATAACTTACCGTATAGTGAAGTTACTTACAACACCTTTTGATAAACAAGAGGCATTTAAATTTGGTATTATTGACAAAGACGGTAAAGTATTAAGAAAAAACAAATCTCTCAGATTAGAGAAAGAGAGAAAGTCATATACCATACTACACAGATTTGTCTTCAACCTAAAACGTATTCTAAAAAGAGTTGGTTTAGGTAGTAGATTAGGATCATTTGCTGTAGCTCTTGCTTTATTGATTAAAGAAAATAAAGAATACTCTAAACATAAAACACTTATTGAACAAACTGTTATTAAATATTTAAAAGATGTAAATGAATATAATGATATGTTAAATGAGTGTAGAGAAATAAAAGAAACTAATATAACAGACGAACCATTTATAAATGCATTTGGTTTTGATGTGTATGAAAAAGGTGAAAAAATGGTAACGGAGGATTATTATGCCGAAACATTATAAAGAAATGATCGATGAGATCATTAACAAAATGGATGAAGACGCACCAGCAAATGCTGTTGCTCATGGTGGTGTTGATATGGCTCCTAATGCAGGTAAAAGAGATCCATTATCTACAGCTAAACCTAAGAAAAAAGATTTAGAAGATATTAAAAAAAGTCTTGGACTAAAAGTAAAAGAAGATAACGATAATAACAATGTTGTTTTAAAATCTATAATAGAAAATATTAATAAGATTGAGGATAAGGTTGATGAGTTATCTGGTTTTAGTAAAGCAGAGATTAAGATAGAACCTGAAGTTAAGAAACCAACATTTAAAGAAAAGTTTTTAGATCAGTTAGCTAATAATACACCACACGAAGACCAATTTGAAGAAGCTGAATTAAATGAAAAACTTTAAAGAATATTTGGGTGGTATCCGTTTAGGAAACCTAGACAGTATGCAGCCTATGGCAGATTTAGGTGATAGACCACCTAAGGGCCAAGGTGGTAGAGATAGTCGAGGTGTAGGTCTTAATGCAAATAAAAATAGAATTGCAAGAAAACCTGGTCAAAAAGCAGGTTCAGATAAACATTCAGACTTATATACAGATGAAAATCCAAAAGGAACTATACACGGTTTAGGATTTACCGATGCTGAAAAGGCAAAACAATCTGTTAATAAAATAAAAAATTCAGGTAAATCTCATGCACATAAAATACAGGCTGCCATTGCAATGTCGCAAAGAGCTAAAGTTGCAAGTGAAAGAGCAAAAGATCCACAAAAGAAAAAGGATTTAGGTGCAGCCCATAGAGTTTACCAAGCATATATAAATACCACTAAAAAGAAGGATTAAAAAATGGAAATTATCATAGCGTTAGCAATGAAATTTTGGCAATGGTCAATACTTATTGCTTTAATTATTATAGGTTTTATTATCAACTTATTTGATAAGAAAGATAATAGTAATAGAGTTAATTTTAAATACAAAGAAATGCCTGAAATGAAACCTATACCAATTAAAACAAAAGGAAAAGGTTTCTTTAAAATGATAGTGATGTGGTTACTCGGTGTAAGACATTGGGAAATCGCAAAAGATTTTACTTATGAATTAGAAGGACAAAAGTTTGTAATTCCAAAAGGTTTCAAATTTGATGGTGCAAGTATACCAAAATTCTTGCATACATTTTTGTCGCCAGTTGGAGTGCTTTTAATGGGGGGTCTTGTACACGATTATGCTTACAAGTATCAAACTCTATTAAAAAATAATAAGAAGGATACTATGGGTGTCATAACTCAAAAGAGAGCAGACGAAATCTTTAGAGATATTGGTATCGAAGTAAATGGTTTCTTTCTTATGAACTATCTAGCTTATATAAGTTTAAGACTAGGTGGATTTATGGCGTGGAATAAACATAGAAAAGTCGGCGCCACAATTAAGTAACAGGAGGTAACTCAATATATGGAAATACTTAATAACATAAAAAGCTGGGCTTCTACTTTAGCTGATGTCGGTGTAAGTTTAATCGCATTAGGGATTGTATTAGAAGTCTTGTTTAACGGTCAAGGTATACCATTTTGGCCTAACATCTCTGTAATAGGAAATGTTCAGTCAATAATTGCTGGTTTCTCAGCTCAAGGTTTATTGGGCTTAGTAGCAGTATGGATATTATACCACATATATAATAAAAAGTAATCCAGAAAAGGAGAAAATAACCTTATGAAATACATAAAAGACAGATTGAAAGAATTGAGTTCATTACACGGTGGTGCTTTAATCGCCGTAGGGGCAATCGTATTGTTTGCCTCACCTATCGCTAAAATGGCAGCTTGGGCTGCTATCGCTTATGGCGTATGGGCTGTGATGAAAAAGGACTAACAATGTTAGGAATTAGATTATTCTTAATAGGTATAATGGTCACCGCCCTCGCTGGCGGTGGCTATTACGTTATGAAGTTGCAAAAAGATAATGCAATTTTAAAAGCAAACGCTATCAAAATGGAATCAGCAATCGCTGACCAAAAAACACTAATAGAAAACCAAAAAAAAGACTTTGAGGCCATACTAGGGGCTAACAAAGAAATGAATGACCTGATTGGCAAATTAAAAACAGATTTTGCCGATTTAGATAAACGATTTAATAAGAAAAACAGAGATGTTGGTTTACTTGCAATTCAAAAAACAAAAGCAATTGAAAGAATTACTAACGCTGCTAGTGTCAAAGCTAACAGATGTATAGAAATAGCAAGTGGTTCACCATTAACGGAGAAAGAGATTAATGCTACAAAGAAATCTGAAATTAATGCAGAGTGCCCTAGTATTGCTAATCCTAACTACATTCCTTACTAGTTGTAGTTCGGTAAAAAAGTTAGAAATATTTAAA